CCGGATTCGAGCTTGGTTGGGAATCGTCAGCGTGACGACCAGAGTATCCTACCAACGATTTTATGCACCGATCCGACTAACCGGCGTCTCGATCGGATATCAGAGATATTACGTGCCGCTGGTGCCGGCGTTCGGTGTCGAAGTCAGCTATCAACGGTTCTATGTTCCGCTGGTGCCGGCGTTCGGTGTCGAAGTCAGCTATCAACGGTTCTATGTTCCGCTACTCGGTGGGGACGTAGGCCGGCGCCGCGGCTTCATGAACTTCAACCCTCACCAGAGTTGACAGACACCCCATAAGCGATTTAGAACGTCGAAAGTTCCCCCGCTTCATGCGCTCTTCGACATAGCCCAACGGGAACCTTGGGGTTGATCGGATATCCACGCATGAAATCTCTCGTCGCCCAGGCAATAGACAAAGCACCACTCAACCGGGGCTTGTCGGGCGCTGCCTGGTTGGTGCGGCAAGGAAACATTCCCATTACCTTCCCGAACGGCGACGTGGCCTTGTTCGATGCCGAAGGTGACGGCATCTATGAGGTACACTTTCTCTTTGAGAGCCGTGGTCGCACCGCGATCGATCATGCCCGCGAAGCATTCCGCCAAATGTTTACCAAACATGGCGCCGAACTGATCTTCGGGCTGGTCCCCAACTTTCGCCGCGATGTGAAACTGCTCGCCCGTTGGGCTGGCGGTAAAAGTCGCGGCCTTCGTCACACAGCGAACGGTATTTGTGAACTGTTCGTGCTTTCGAATGCCATGTGGAAAGGCGCAGTCTAATGAGTTTCCTCAAGCCGAAAGCGACCACCTCGGACAACGCGAACAACAAGCTCATCACTTCGACCTACGGCGGAATGATGAACCAAGGTGTCGGTGCGACCAATTATCTTTCGGCGCTGCTCACTGGACAGGGTGACACGACAGGCGCGAACACCGGGTACAATAACTATTTGCAGCAAGCCGGCTATGCTCCTGCCATGCGTGAAATGACCCGCGGCGTCGTGGGCACCCAGGCAGCGGGCGGAATGCTCAACAGCGGTTCGACCAGCCGCGCTTTGCAGAGCCGGGGCGCCGAGATCAATCAGGGCTTCTACAACAACTATCTGCAACAGCTTGCCGGCCTCTCGGGTCTTGGATTGCAGGCGGGCGGGCTCGTTACCAACGCCGGGCAGCGCAACACTGGCGGCAGTTCGTCCACGGTCGGTTCGATTGCTTCGGCCGTGGGCGGCATCACCTCGATCTTCTCGGACAGGCGGCTCAAGCACTCGATCGAGAAAATCGGGAAGCTGGCCGATGGCCTCGGCGTCTATCTCTTCTCGTATCTTGGCAGCAACCAGCGGCATCGCGGCGTGATGGCCGATGAAGTCGCTCGGCTGCGTCCTTGGGCTCTCGGGCCCAAGATCGCCGGATACGTGACGGTCAATTACGGAGCACTGTAATGGTCTTCATCCCCGGCTTTTCCCGGCCGTCGCCCTTCCCTAATCAGGTGCCGCGTAGTCCGCTGCCGACCAACCCGCTGACGCAATTCGAGCCGGGCGGAATGCCGGCGAACGTGCTACAACAGCTTGCCCCGCCCGAACCGCTCGCGGTGACGCAAGCGATGGAGCAAGGCCCGCCGATCTCTTCCGTGCAGGTGCCGGAACAGAAGCTTCCGGAAATCAAGCCGCAGCGCGAGCGCCGCTCTTTCCTCGATACGATCGGCCGGCTTGCGGACGTGCTGGCGACGGTAGGCGGGGCCGAAGCCCTTTACCAGCCGACGCTTGACGCGCGAGAGGATCGCGCTCGCATGGTCGATATCGAAGCGATGAAGCGCCGCCAGATGGAGCAACAGATTGGTGCGGGCGACGAAGCCGCAGCCGATGCACAGCGCGCCCGGATCGGGATGACGATGAAAGGCTTGCAGGCGATCAAGGCGCGCGGCGGTGACGTGAACGCGGCGTGGCCCCTGTTGGCTTCCCGCATGGGGCTTCCGCCCGGAGTAACGGCGCAGTTTGCCGATGCCTTCTCCAAGGATCCCAACGCGCTCGACGGTTTTTCGGCAATGTTCGGACAAGAACGGGAATTTGGATTGCAGCCGTTCTACGCGCAGGGCGCGGACGGTTCGCTTCATGCCTACCAAATCGGGAAAGACGGCACGATGCAGCCGATCACGCTTCCCGAAGGGCAGAACCCCATCGACCCGCTCAAGTTCGTGGACACCGGCAACCAGCAGGTCGGTGTTGGTTCGCGCACCGGCCGACCTATCCGGGTTTTGACCAAGGGCGTGGATCCCAACACCGGAGCGCGGATTGCTTCGGATGAACGGATTGCCGACGCGAATATCAAATCGCGGGAGCGTATCGCTGCGATGAAGGGGCCTGGCGGGAAAGCCGACGCTTCGGCCGGCAGCATGGACGCTGCGCTCGCGAATATCGCCGAACTGCGCGGCATCTACGGCACACTCAACCAGATGGGTGCGATGGTGTCGCCCAAGCAATCGACCGGCGCGAATGTGTGGGCACGCGCTCGTGCTTCCGGGCCGGGACAATTCCTGGAAGGCACGATCGGCACCAAAGCGCAGACACAGCGCGACCGTATCGGCTCGATCCGGCCGGGGCTCATGCAGTCACTCGCCAAGGCCACCGGCATGACCGGCAAGCAGCTTGACAGTAACGCGGACGTGCAGCTTTTCATGAAGACTGTCACCGATCCGACCGCGAGCTACGAAGCCAACATTGCCGCGCTCGACGGGCTTGAGCGTTTCTTGCGTGCCAACGCGAAAACTGCGCCGGCTCCGTCGCGTGGCGGCGGGCGTCCTTCCGTCTCGAATTGGTGAGGTGCATAGATGCCCCGGAATATCACCGTCACCTTTGCCGATGGCTCGACGCACGTTTACCAGAATGCTCCGGATAATGTGACGCCGGAACAGGTGTCGGCGCGTGCGGCGCGGGATTTCGGAAAGCCGGTGAAATCGCTCGACGGTGGGCGAGGTGCTGCACCGGCACAGCCGCAACGCAAGGTGCCGGCGATCCAGGGCCCGAAGCCGGCCCCGGCCGATCCCAAGGTGCAGGCTTACGCGATGGAGCGTTACAAGCAGGCGCGGCAAATCGTGATCCGCAATACGGCCGGGCGCTCGCCGGCAGAACAGCAGCGGGCCCTTAATCGGTTCGATACCGATCCCCGCGTGCAGCCGCTTCGTCAGAGGGCCGGAATGCCCACGCTGCAAACGCGCCAGCAGGCAATCCAAGCGGCCGGCCGGGCAGCGGCACAGAAAGGCCCGCGCACCTACGGGGCGGCGCTCACGGCCGGGATTTCGCGCAGTCTGTTTGGGATCCCCGAACGCGCCGCGGCCGGCTGGCTTTACTACACCGGGCAGTCGGGAAATCTCAACTACGACGAAACCTTGGATGCCGTTCGCGCAAAAACCGACGCGCAAATGGAAATGGCACCGAAAACCGCGTTCGTGGGGCAAATCGGCGGAAGCATGGTCGGGGGCGGTGTCGCAGGGCGCACGGTCGGCCGGCTCGGCGGTCGGCTGGCGGCGTCTTCGGTTCCGGCCGCAGCCAAGGCCGGGAACGTGCTGCAAAACGTCGTGACGCTGAAAAAGGGCCAGCGGCTCGCGAACGCCGGCAAGATCGTGCTCGCAGGCGGTGCGGCTGGTGGTGCGCAAGCGGCCGGCGAAGGCAAGAATGTGGTGGTCGGTGCGGCGGAAGGCGCGGGTGGTGCTGCGGTGCTCGGCGGTGGCTTCAAGGCGGCACAGGTGCTTACCCGGCCGCTTCGCGATGTGCTGCGCATGTCGAGCGCCGGCCGGATCCTCTCGCGCCTTACCACGGCGACGAAGGATCAGCTTGAAGCGAAGGCAGCGGCCTACCGCGATGCGACCGGCGCAGAGCCCACCGTCTTTGAATTGCTGCCGCTCGCCGACCGCAACAAAATTCTCGGCCATGCCATTGTCGGCCGAGATTCGGTTGTGGAAGCCACCAGCGGCGCGATCCGGAAGCGTGCGGCCAATCTCGGTCCCGAAATGTCGGCCAAGGCTCGCCAGGTTCTCGAACCGGCACGCTCGGCCGCTCGGGTCAAGCTCGTGGACGATCTCGCGACGGCGCGCGGCGGGCAGAATGCTCCCGAAGATTTGGCGCTCGCGAACCGGGCGATGAACTCGCCTACCGACATGGCTGAATTTCGCGACGTGGAAGCGCGGGCGATCATGGCGCCGCACGACAACACGCCGGTTGCGGACGATTTCAACGAACTCCTGCCGCAAACGCCGGTCAACCACAACGGCACGATCACCATGCAGGACGCCGACCCGGCCGTGACCGCTGCAATTCGTTCGGCCGCGCCGAGTGGCTTCCGTGCCGGCAATCAGGGTGTCACCGCAGGCGACATTTCCGACATGATCCAGACCCTTCGCGGCGATTTGAGCAAGGGCGGGATCGAGGGACGCACCGCGCAGCGCGCAATCTCCCATCTGGAAGACGAACTCGCCGCTCGGGCTCCGGACGCGGCCGCAGCGCACGCGCAAATGACCGACGCCTACGCTGCCCGCTCGCGCATGATGGAAGGCTTGCAAGAAGGCAACGCCACCCGGCTTCGCGACACCGTGCAGATTGGCACCAGCCGCAGCCAGGCGCGCAAGGTCCGCAACGCCTACGACACCCCGGAAGGTGCCACCGGCCGCAATCTCGGGCAAGGCAACCGCGTGATTACCGATCTCGGCGGCTCGCCAGAGGAAGCCTTGCGCTCGACCGTGAAAATGTCGCGCAACAGCATCGGCCGGGAACTCGGCCAGAACGTCGGGACCGACGAAAGCGCGAAAATCATGGCAGCGGCTCACGCGCAGGACGAAAGCGCGCAGGCGCTCGCGGCCGCGTCGAACAAGGCGCAGTCGGGCAGCGGGAACACCGCCGATCCCGAAATGCTGGTGCAGGCGATTGCTGGCCTTCACCCGTCGAGCTTTATCACGACCAAGGCTGGCGCAATGCGCAAGCTGCTCGACATGACTTATATTCCGGAAAATCGTGCGCGAACCGTTGTGGATATGATTTTCTCGCAGGATCCGGCCTTGACCCGCAAGGCGCTCGACGCGATCCGGAACGAACCCAACGGCGCTGCTTTCATGCAGTATCTTGCCGGCGTGACGGGCAACCTGATCGGCGGCAGCGACGGGCTTATGGGAGAGCAAGACCCGAGCGCGGCGATGGAAGATACCGGCCCGTCAGTTGCGGACGATCTCGCGGGAATGGATGAAGGAACGGGCGAAGAAAGCCCGGCCGAAGACGCACAGGATCCCGGCGAAATGCCGGCCGATGGCTTCGAGGATGCCGGGCAGGCGGTCGAATTCCTGTTTCCGGGGATTGAAGTCACACAGGTCCGTCGCGATCCGAATAGTGACCTCGGCCGAGCCAATCCCGAATCCTATCATAACTTCGGAAACAATGCCGTGGACGTGCGACCGATCCCCGGAATGACTTTCGAGGAATATGTGCAGACCATCCAGGACGCGGGTTTCGAACTGATCGAGGCACGCGATGAAGTCAACAACCCGTCAGCGCACGCCACTGGCCCGCACTGGCACGTAGTTTTTGCAGTATAGGAAAGACCGATGAACGGCCAGAATACCCATGCCACCAATGCCGAGCGGCTGGCACGGATTGAAACCCTGCTCGAAGAAAAGGTGATCGGAGAAATCGTCTCGTTGCGGCGTGAACTGATCTCGTTGAAAAAGTCGCACCAGCGCGACGTTGACGACCTCACCGGCTTGAAGCACAAAGGGACGGGAATTCTGATAGGGGTTTCTCTCGCCGCGTCGGCTTTCGGTGTCACGCTCGCGTCGTTTTGGAAGCAATTCGTCGCCTTTTTTCACTAGGGGAATTTTCATGTCCGGTTACACTCCTGCACAACTCGAAGCTCTGCTTTTCCCTGAAAATGATGAAGCTCGCAAAATTGCCGAACGCAACGCCCGCGCTTTTCTCACGAGAATGCGCAAAGTGAAGGAAGGTTCCACCGATGCCAAATAAAATTATGGGACGCCAAGATATTTTGAATCCTGCAAGGATTATGGGACGCCAAGATATTTTGAATCCTGCAAGGATTATGGGACGCCAAGATATTTTGAATCCTGCAAGGATTATGGGACGCCAAGATATTTTGAATCCTCAACAGTCATATTCTCCCGCCCAACTCGACGCGATGGCTCGCCAGGCGGGCTTCCAGAATTATGCCCAATGGCAGGCATACCGGCACCAGCAGATGATGCAGCAACAACAGCGGCAGATGCAGAGCGCCCAACCGGCGCCGCCCCCGCAGCCCGAGCCGACCAATTGGTTGCAGCGGCTCATGGGGGATTGGTATCCCCTCAACGGTGCAAGTCAGAAAACGAAAAAGGCGATGCGGCGATGATCACGACCGACAAGGAAATTTTCGACGCGATCAAGGAACGTCGCGGCGCCGGCCTTACGCAAGCGATGGTCGATGCCGTGAACGCGATCATGTATCCCAACGGCATGCCGGGGGAGCCTGCATCGCTGCCGAACCTACCGCTCGCTTGGGGAGCCAAGGTTTCGCCGGCATTCCGCGACAAGGTGCGTGCGATCGCATACCGGCTAGGCGTCGAGCCGTCCGACCTCATGGCCTGCATGGCATGGGAAAGTGGCCGCAGCTTCTCACCGTCGAAACTCAACATGGCGGGCTCGGGCGCAACCGGCCTGATCCAGTTCATGCCGACCACGGCGACCATCCTTGGCACGTCCACGGCCGCGCTCGCCGCCATGTCGGCCGAAGATCAGCTTGATTTCGTCGAGAAGTATTTCCGGCCGTATGTCGGCAAGCTGCACAACCTGGCCGATCTCTATATGGCGATCCTGTGGCCGCTCGCGGTGGGCAAACCGCTCGAATATGTCCTGTGGGATGCCAAGTCACGCCCGACCACGTTCCGCCAGAACGCCGGGCTCGATACCAACCACGACGGCGCAATCACGAAAGCGGAGTGCGCCGCCAAGCTCTACGCGATGAAGGCGGAAGGAATGCAACCGGGGAACCTCGCATGAAGTGGTCCGAAACCGTCGCGGCAATTGCCAAGCAGTTCTTTTCCGCGAACACCGCGCGCTTCATTTTGTCGCTGCTCGCGCTCGCGATTGCCTGCTACGCGCTCTATGGGCTCATGAACCGAACGGTGGTGGAGAGCAACCGCGAGGCGCTGCTTCTCGCGCTCGGAATTTTGCTCGGGCTCTCGAAAGACGCCTACAACTACTATTTCGGTTCAACGGCCCGCGGCGATTTTGCCGCTCCGGAAGTCAAGGTGGTGAACCCGCCCGAAGCTCCGGTGCAAACGGAGAACGTGCAATGAGCCCCGAAATTCTCATGTTCCTGCGGCGCTGGTGGCCTGCCCTGGCCGGTGGCGCTCTCGTGGTGGTAATCCTCACCTTGACCTATTGCAGCGGCAAATCGGCCGGGAAATCCGGCGAAGTGATCCAGCAGCAAAAACGCGAGATCCAAACACAACAGGATCTCGGCCGAGCGAACGAAAAAGCGGGAGATCGGCGGATGGAAGACGCCGTTCGATCGACCGCGCAGCAGAAGGAATTGGAAGATGCTCTCGCCGCTTCGAAGGATCCTGATCGCCAGCGCGCTTTGCGTGGCTGCATCATCCTGCGCCAGCAGGGTAGAGACACATCGCACCTTCCCGCCTGCCGCTGATCTCCGCGCCTCTCCCGAGCCGCCCTATCCGACCGCAGCGCTGGAACCGGGGCCGGCTGGCGAAGCGGCCGAACGCGCATGGTGGAATGATGTGCTCCTGTGGGGCCGAGACAACCGAGATCGAGTAACCCGCATTTGCAAGTGGGCGGTCGATCTCGGTTTCAAGGCGCCGCCCGGCTACTGCGACTAGCGCCGGGCGACCTTGGCTCCGAGCTACACCCCGACCAGGGCGAGCGCACCGCCGATCGCGACAAAATAGAGTTCGGTCACAGGTATTTCCTTCCGTAGTGGGCGAGCAAGATTGCTTCGGCTCGCCCGTCGTCTTTCACTCGGCCGAGCAATCCGACCGATTTAGGATAGAGCGCGGTGGCCTTCTCGCGGCTGGCGCCCTTGCTCGAATTCAACAGCCCGAGCTTGCCCTTCCATACCGTAGGCGTGACGGTCTGCACGGCTGCGCCGGAAGCCACCGCGAGCGCGTGGACAAAGCCGAGCGTTCGGCCGAACGTGAACATGCTTGTGACGCCTTGCCCCGGCCGGGCGGATACGTCCTCGATCACGACGAGATCNNACGCCGGCAAAGTCGAACGCGCCCGACCATGCCCGCTGCCACTCCTGCCACGCCGGCACGTCCTTGCCCTTGAGCTTCACCCGCGGCACGTCGAACGCCTGCACCGATCCATCGGGATAGGTGATCGCGAGCGCGCCGCTTTTGCCAGGGTCGATGCCGGCGATGATCATTTCGGATGCTCACAGTTCGGGCAGATATGTGTCCCACCGCTGCAATGCCAGCCCATGTTGACAAGCCCGTGCCCTTCCATGATTTCCTTCGCAGGTGGTGCCATTTCCCCGCAGGTGTTGCAGGCGATACCGACATATTCGCCCTTTTCGTCACGCTTGATCATTTCCGATACCTTCCCATTTTCTCGACCTCTGCCTTGACCCGGAACCTGCGTTCGATCGCCCAAGGCTCGACGTCCTCCATGATTTGCTGCACTGTCTGGACAATATCCGGGCGATCAAATTCCTCAAATACCAATTCGTCGTGGACCTTAAAGATCGTTGTCAGTCCTGCGGCTTCGGCGCGCTTCATCGCCGACACCATGAGATCGCGGGCGCTGCCTTGGATACAGTCAGCCGTAACCATGCCGTGCCACGCCAGATGCCGGCGAAATTTCTTGCCTTGGTAACTCATGAACGTCCACGAAGGGCGCTCATTACCTTGCAGGTCGAACGTGGTTGTCTTGCGTGGTCGGTGATACCAAAGCTTCCGGCCGCTCGGCAGGCGCATGGTCATGAAGTCATTTTCACGGCGCCACTCGATCCCGAGAAAATCGTAAGTCTTCGCGTGATCACACCACGCCGCGTTCACACTGGCTTCCCAAAGCCCATACCAGAACTTCGGCACCAGTGGGGCAAATTCGGTGCGGTAGGTATTCACCGCGAGCATCGCTAGGTCGATGCTTTCCTTCGGGCAGAACCGAGCACGGAAACCGACCGGGCCGAGCCCGTAGCCATTACCGAGCACACAGTTTTTTCCTATCTGCCCTTCCTTTTTGTGTTCGGGCAATTTGCGATTGATCGGCCGCTTGAAAACCAGGGACGCCATTTCGGAATAAACGTCTAGGCCAGCGTGCATCTGCTCCACGCGATCATGCTGGCCGGCCATAGAAAGCAGGTTCCGGGCTTCGACCGAAGCGAAGTCCCCGGCGACCAGCACCTTGCCTTCCTCGGGCACGATAC